TAAAGGATAGTTCTAAGTATTTAACTGATCCTAGCGCTAGATTTTTTCGGTAAAAAATTATGGTCTTTACCAAACCGGTTCGGCAAAGGGTGTCCGCCTCAGCGGGCCAATGCCAAATGGCTAAGGGAGGAATCGAACCTCCCATTAATCACCAGATTTAGCGAGTGCGCGTATAAGGCACACCACGATAGACGAGTTTCACCTTCATGGGATTTCTCCAATGACCTAACTCCCGTTCCATAGTTAGGCGTCATGCGTCAAGCAGCGTAGCTGCAAGATGAACGGACGAATCAGCAATGAAGGTTCTTGCCAATAATTGCATCGAGCTTATTCTCAATGCGTACCATGTGTTGTTCTACACGAGATAGAGCTTGTGATAGCTCTACCTTGGGTACGTATTTCTCTGCGATACGGAGTTCTACAGTATCAATACGTTTGTCTAGATCAGACACACGGGAATTGACACGAGTAAAAAGAATGCCGACACCAGAGACGATAGCTACGCCCAAGGTTATGCCGGCTTCAATCATGTATTTGCGTACACAGTAAGACCAACACTCTCATTGGTGCCATCGGAGTCATGGTCACGATCGACCAGCCGCAGGCACTGAGCACGCTGTCCAGCCAAGGTTTCACTAGCAGTAGCACCGTCACCATCAGAGGCGACAGGACCATTCACAGGAATGAATGGTTTAGAAAGTGCGCTAACACCATTGGCAGGAGTGGTAGAAGAACTAATTGCAGTAGCACCACTCAACACACCAGCTTGTACAGCTGCGTTGGATTCACCGTTGACGGGTACACAATAAAGAATCTCCAGCCCACTAATAAGTTTTGGGTTGTATGCCATTCCCATGGGATTAAAAGTTTAGAATTTGTACTTAAGACCAGCCTTAGTACCAACGCCGAGACCTTCCAGCTCCATACCTTCTTTGGTAGCAGCAGAGATTTCACCGTATGCACTCAGGCGCTTAGTGACTTTGAACTTCAAACCAGTTTTGCCAGAGGCAGCGCCGACTTGCTCAGCGTTGTCAGGGAAGTTGATTTGTGGGCCAGCTTGGATATACCAAGAGGCAGAGTCACCGAGCTTGTTTTCATAGCCCACGTGCGTCTCCAGAGTGGCAGATTTGTAATCTTCACCAGACCATTTCTGCTTAGCTTCGACGTTCACATAAGGACCGGCGATAGCGGGAGCAGCAAAACAAGACACCGCGAGGGTGGAAAGAGCGATTTTGTTAAACATGTAATTAAAGAATTTGTATAATTAAGCGATAGCTGGCGCTTCATGTGTCGCCAGATCAAGTGGGAAGTTGTGAGCATTACGTTCATGCATTACTTCCATTCCCAACCCTTGACGGTTCAAGATGTCAGCCCAAGTAGGAATGACACGATTGCTACTATCAAGGATAGATTGGTTAAAGTTAAATCCATTCAGGTTAAATGCCATGGTGCTGACACCAAGCGCAGTGAACCAGATGCCAACCACAGGCCAAGCAGCCAGGAAAAAGTGAAGGCTACGTGAATTATTAAAAGACGCATATTGAAAGATCAAACGTCCGAAGTAACCATGTGCGGCTACGATGTTGTACGTCTCTTCTTCTTGGCCGAACTTATAACCTTTGTTATGAGATTCAGCTTCAGTAGTTTCACGAACCAACGAGCTTGTGACCAGAGATCCGTGCATAGCACTAAACAAACTGCCACCAAATACACCAGCAACTCCCAACATATGGAAAGGATGCATGAGAATATTGTGTTCAGCTTGGAATACCAACATGTAGTTGAACGTTCCAGATATGCCGAGAGGCATACCATCAGAAAAACTACCTTGCCCAAAAGGATATACAAGGAAGACCGCAGAGGCGGCGGCGACTGGAGCTGAGTATGCAACACAAATCCAGGGCCTCATTCCGAGTCGATAACTAAGTTCCCATTCCCGTCCCATGTAAGCGAAGACACCGATAAGGAAGTGGAAGACAACAAGCTGGTAGGGTCCACCGTTGTATAGCCATTCGTCGAGACTGGCTGCTTCCCAGATGGGATAGAAATGTAGTCCGATTGCATTGGAGCTTGGGACGACTGCTCCAGAGATGATGTTGTTTCCATAGAGTAGAGAACCAGACACTGGCTCACGGATACCGTCAATATCAACGGGAGGCGCTGCAATAAATGCAACGATAAAACAAGTGGTAGCTGCCAGTAGACAAGGCACCATGAGGACACCGAAGTGTCCTACATAGAGCCGGTTCTCAGTGCTGCTAACCCACTCAACATAGCGATCCCAAAGGGACTGCTTTGGTAGTGTGATAGTAGCTGCCATTTAATAATTAAAAATCAATGTTCGATCGATCGAGTGCTTCAAACACATCGTTTCGATATGCAGGATCGCTGTCATACCGTGGGTCATTCATAGCTGCCACGACTTCTGCCTGTGAACGGAACACAGGAGCGCCTTGATCAACTGCACCCTTGCCGGTGTACATCCGACCTTCATATCCATTCTGTTCGTAGTAAGTAGCCATAAGTCCAGCAAGTGCAAGTTGGATAGCAGCAGGATCACCACTATCCACAACAGCATCGAAGGCATCGACATAAGCCTCAGCCATATTCTCTCCAGCCCATTCAGTGATAGCAGAGTACTGCTCTTCACCACCTGCAAAGTTGACGATCTGATTCACTTCCTCATTACTAAGGTCACGAACCTCACCACCAATCTCTGGACTGTTATCTGCTGCATCTTGCATAGCCATGTACGCCTCAACTAATTCAGTTGAGTTCATGGATTTGAACTGCTCCATAGTTTCAGGATTCAGCTCACCATTTTCATCGTACTCAGCCCAAGCCTCTTGGATTACTTGCTGCACTGGTGACAGTTCTTCTTCTTCCGTCTCTTCCGCTTCGGAGTTATCTTCAGCATCATCGACTTCGGCATCGCTGTCACCTTCATTGCGGCCGAGCTTTTGTTGTAGTTCAAGGTATGCCTTCTCTAGTTGTTGGGCATTTTCATACTTACCAGCTAACAGCTGTTCTTCAGCTTGCTGCAGGTTCTCACCTACTTGCAGTGAATCGAGTTCATCAGCTGAGAACTCAGGTTGATCCGCTGGAGTGGGATCGTAGGTCATGGTAGTCATTATTTATTATCCTCCAAGCCATCAGCTGTGATGACACGCAAGGTACCAAGTCCAACACGTTCGACATAGTTAGCACTACGACCGATCAGTGGTGCACACTTCTCTTGCAATTTCATCACGCCAACTTGTTTGTCTTCTTGACGTTGTTCTTCAGTTTTAGGTTCAGCCTTCTTCGCCACCGCCTTGCGCGGCGTCTTGGTCGGCTTCTGATAATTCATCTCCCGCATCTTGCAGACTCTCTATTCCTTCAGGGTTCTTTTCTGGATCCATCATCGGAGAGTTAGCGAACTGACCAGCTTGCTTAAGGAGTTCCATCTGTGTCTGCTGCTCTTGCTGCTGACCCATATCTTCCTCCAGCTCTTCTTTAGACTTGATGAGGTTAAGCACATCAATACCTTGAGCTGCTGCTAGTCGTTTCAAATACTCATCTGGGTTGATGAATCGCATGATCGTTTCAGGTCCCATCGTCTGAGCGATGGTAGTGATGAACTGAGTGAGCGATTGATTATCTTGCCCACGTCCCAGTGCGTTTACACCAGCAACGATCGTTGGTCTTACCAATGATTTTGGTAGGGTGGGAAGTTGCTTGCTACGTTGTAGCACCAACATAATCCTGTTGAGATAAGGAACCAAGAACTCTACGGTTAGCAGTGAGAACATCCCACCTAACCCTTGTTCAAGTTCAAGCTGTGTTAGGCGTACCTCCTCAGCGGTAGTCCTTTCACTTTGCCTGATCTGTAGCACCAAGAATCCATCATTGATTCGTTGGCCTAACTGGTTTGCCATCTCAGCTGCAGTTCTAAAATCTGCAGTCTTACCAACTTGAATGACACCAATGTCATCAGGTCTACCCTGAACTATGGCACCATTACCAGCGTCGGCAATGGTCTTTGGCTTGGTTGTACTGGAGGGAGACACAACAAAGACCACCTTTGCGGCGGCGGCTGAGCCTTCTACCAGTGCTTGAGACAGTGCCTCTAGGGATTTGAGATCACCTAGAAACTCTTCGACTCTGCCACGACCGTAATCCTCACCGTCAACAGTATTGAAGCGGAGAGGTAACCATGGAGAGGTGTTCTTAGGAGCTGTGCTACGGCTGTTAGGAATAATCATTCCGAATACTTCCTGATGCCAGGTCCAGCGCCCACTTTCCTCATCCAATTTGACGTAGGTGTACACCTCAACGTCATCATCCGGTGATCCTGAGTTAGGTCCTTCATCGCCAGGGCGATTGACAGGAGGCAAGGGCAGATCACGACCCAGTACCTTTCGGCTTATAAGTTCCTTAGTAACAATCTCAAGTACATTCCCATCACCGTCGCGATTAAGCACGTATCGGTTGAGAGGGAAATGCTTCAGACCAGTCTTGCCGTAGAACAGTAGTGCATTACCAGCAACAATCAAATTCTTGACTGCTTGGTGTACAACTACTCGATCACTAGAGGCATTGATATGATCCATAATCATTCTCTCAATCTTAGAGAATGACAATTCCAATTCCGACTTAACTTGTGGATCAAACATCTCTCCAAGCTTGTCATCTCTGACTTGCAGCTTGAAGAATGATGTTTGTGGAGGCAGCAACGCAAGCATCAATTTAGATGCAAGGTTAGTCACTGCCTTTGCTCCAACGGATTGCCAAGGAGTCTTCAGAACACGATGGCTCTGACGTGAATCCTCATCATCATGGATTAAGTACGGAAGAGTGAGACGGCTACATTCTTTAGCAACATCCAGGAACTGAGATCTGTTGCCACGTAATTGTTGGTACCGCTCTCTTGCTTTCATTAGGTAGCAACTCCGGTACCGCCACCGGTTCCACCGGACAGGTTTGTACCAGTCCTAGGGATCCGAAGCTGACCACTACCTTTAGCTAGTTGTCCACGATCTTTCTTACGCTTCTTGCCAGGCTTAAAGGTTGTACCACCTTCATCAGTAACCAAGTTCTCTACACGCCGTGGAGGCGGTGGAGGTGCAGGTGCTGGAGGCGGAGGAGGCGGCGGTGGAGGTGCTTGATATTGAGGTTGCTGCGGCGGCGGAGGCGGTGGTGGCCTGCGGCGGCGGCGGCGTCGTCCACACATAGTTATTCTTCCTTAAGACGATTGTGTATCCATTCAATAACTGATCGCTGACCAGACCTATACATAATCGTAGAGATCGTGTCGCCAGGACCAGGGTTTGTGGGTGGGAACAATTCATCTAACTCATTGATAATTGCATGGGCTTGAATCCCAAAAGCCTCAATCAGTTTGACTTCATGCATATTGTGGGAGGTTTACATTGCTGTGCTCAAAGAACGATGGCATACGAGCTGATCGTGTCTGAGAAAGTTCAGGCGCTTTGCCTTCATACATCAGACGATCGCTGGAATCCATCCAAAATTTTTTACTTAAAAATCTATCGGTGTTATGTTC